TGAATGATTAAAGTGCCATCTGAGACGAAACTGGCTACTGTTCCCAAACGACGAACTGGACTTGCTGACGCAGTTGATAATTCTCTCGTCTGATCGAGACTTTCTGGATGTCCTAATCCTATCATCCAATCATGAATTTCGATGTAATTATGAAAATCTTCATCGACTCTAAATCGTATAGGAATGTTACTGTATGTAACTCTGTCACCTGGCTTTGGAATGATACCAAAGGGACTAGCTTGTTCTACAGAACCAAGTGATATGCCTGGAAGTGAAACACTCTGACAGAAATAATTTACATTCGGAAGTTTTTTAATCGAAAATCTAAATCCTAGTGGAGATAGATAATTCAAATTAGTTGGTTGATTATCCGATACAGCCATAATTTACTCCGATTGAAATAAATTATTTATTCACTGTACGAAAGCGTTTTTTCTTTGGAGTTTCTTTTACATCTTTTTGAACAACTCGATGTATATCTTGAGTAACTGCCTTTACATCAGAAATAAATTCAATCGCGTCTGAATTTTTTAGTTCCGCTTTGATAAAAACGCGAGCTATTAAACCCAATATACCCCAAGCGACAAAACCAATAATTCCTCCAGAAAATAATTGAAACTCTATATTATTTGGAAAATTTAACAGTTCAATAAAAACAGTCGAGCCTATAATAGCTGATCCAGTGGAAACACCACCGCGAATCGCAGCGTCCGTAATAGTTTTTGGTTTTAGGAATGCCATAAATCCTAATCCCCCAAGCAATCCTCCTACTGCAGCAGCAATTTTACCGGTGACGTAAGTTGCACTCATGTCGTTCCCTTAAAAAAAGAGGGGAGCTTTTTAAACTCCCCTCACAACTATCAAAACAAATATTATTGTTCTATTAGTCTTTTACATCAGATTTGTAACTTGAACGAATCTGTAGTATTTGTTGCCATCACCGCTACCCAGACGGGCTGCAACACCGTTAGCGTCATTAGTTGCAAATGGATTAGCAACCATTCCGTAACGAGTCTTAAAGCCAATCTTAGGCTGGAAGTTATCCTGACCAACCGCACGAACCATTTGTAGAGGAACGTATGGGCAGTAGAACAGACCAGCGTCAAATGCTGAAGTTCCTTTGTAACCAAGGGTGAAGTATTGCTTACCACTTGATGACGAGAAGTATGGATCGATGTAAACTTTGATACGACCATTCAGAACACCAGCGAAGGTATTACCTGTGTCATCTACTTGCAGATTTGCAGCAAGAGCTGGGGTGTAATCAAGAACACCAGCCATTTGAAGGGCTGAAGCAACATCTGAAGAGCAAAGCAGGATGTTACCTTTACCACGACGTGTAGCTTTCGCAATCTGATTAGCATCACGTTCGATTTGGAATAACAGACCCTTGAACTTCTCAACCATCCAACGACCGTTTGAGTCGGTGTCAAGATTAAATGTTCCTGCTGATGTTACGTTTTCCTGAGCACCTGGAGTTGCTGAGTAGTTAATTGTGCGAACTACTTCACGATTGATTTCAGCAAGAATTTCTGCTGAAAGAATATTAGCAAGTTCTGTTTCTGCATCCAGACCATGGATTGCTTTCAGATCTTGCGCCAATTCCATTGTGTATTCAGCTTTCAGAGCACGGCTAACTGCTGTAACGGCAACTTTCTCGATTGAGAATGCCATTTGTTGGAATGCATTAGCTGAACCATCACCCAAAGCTTCAGCTTGAGCAGTTGTCATACCTGTTTCAACCGTATAGCCCGATCCTGAAGCGCGAGCTGTAGGATCTGTGCCAGTGTGGCCCGTACCCGATGAAGCATTAGCAGCTTGGATAGAAGCTGTGTTACCACCGGCCGAAGCTGAGAACGAAGTATTCGCTTCATTGAACAGAGCTTCTGTACCCGACTGAGTGCTGAAACGCGAACGCATCGCAAAGATCAGTCCGGTTGGGCCCGACATTGGTTGAACACCGCAAATGTCATAAGCGATGAGATTAGGCATCGAACGACGAACCAGTGAAATCAAAACTGGATCGAAAATGTCAACTGAACCAGCAGATGCTGTCGAACTTGAAGAGCCCATTGAGTTAACAGGAGCAGCTTCACCCAGTAGGGTGACGCCACGATACCCGCCTGAACCAATTGCGTCTTCACGAGAAGCGCGCTCTTGGTTTTCCAAGAGCATAGCAACTACTGAACGACGATGTGTATCCTTGATCGATGGCAGATCTGCATGATCAAGAACTGGTTGCCACTTTTTAATAAGATTTTCTGAACTCATATTTTTCTCCTTCTCCTTTCGGAAATTTTATTTCTAATCAATGGCTATTTATAAATTATTACTTCTTGATCGTGCGAGAAATCGCATCAGAGTAAACTTTCATAGCACCGGTAGCTGCGTCTTCGTTGACATCTTCTACTGGTTCGTCGTCAAGAGTTTTTGCACTCTCAACAAGTTCTTGTTTGTTATTGAAATAGCTTTCGCGGATTGTTTGAAGTTTTTGTTTATAACCTTCTGCTGAATCAAAATCAACAGCTTCTGCTAATGACTCTAGCTTCGCTGTTTCAGTTTCGGTCAGTCCTTCTGCAACTTCAACAAACGCAATTTCACGTTCAAAATTTTCGACTTTCTTTTTCATGTCGATATTCTTTTGCAGTTCTTCGTTAACCGAAGCCTCTAACTCTTCGACTCTAGCTGCTAATTCTTCAACAACATCAACTTTTTCTTCAGGGATGTCAATATAGTGCTCAACAAATAGATCACGTAATCCTGATAAGAAGTTTTCAGTAATTTCTGAACGTAGACCAGATTCGATTGCTAGTTTATTTTCTTCCATGAATTGTTCAACAACATAGTCGAGATATTCATCGATTTTTGAAACCATTGTTTCCTCAATGGTTTTCATTTCGGAAATATGTTCAGCTTCAGCTTGTTCTGCAATTTGAGCCAGTTTTTCATTTACGATCGAAACAACTGCTGTTTCAAAAATTTCAGTGGCTTTAGCTTGAAATTCCTCAGAAAGTTCTGAACCTTGGAAGATCGCTTTAATGTCTTCTTGAACATTAATATCGCCACGAGAAATAGTTTTGCTTACAACTTGAATTTCTTCCTCGGCGGCAACTTCTTCATCTTTGATTTCTTCTTCTTCGGTTACAGTTTTTTTCTTTTTGGTCATCATTGCTTCATAAGCAGCGGTGACGTCAGATTTGTTCATCTTACCCATTTTTTGTGCCATCGCATTAATCATACCGATTTTGGTCTTAAGACCCGCTGAAGAACCCTGCATTGGAGCGCTCTTATCACCTTGATCTTTACTGTCTGTTGACATAGGTGCAGATACTCCAGTTGCATCAGGAACTTCGGCATTGACACCAAAAGAAGCCTTTTTAGCTTCATCAATGTTTTGTTCTTGAATACTCATTGATTTTCTCCTCACGTGGAATTTAGAAATCGTATGCGTTTATTTATAAAACTATCTTGGCTTAGCCTCGAGACAGCTTCTTCATAAACTTGTCAAAGACTTTGATAGCAGTCTCTTCCGTAATTCTACGTGAAGCGGCTTGCTCGATCTCATCTTTCATTGCTGATATTTCATTTTCTTTAATAACGCCATTATCCCAAATCCATTCCTTTCCTTCCATAATTCCATGCACGAATGCATCTGGAGCAGAAGGATCTGCAACAATATCTGCTGGTGTTGCAAGATAGAAGTCGTCCTGAACTTCCATTACACCATTCTTTTGTTTCAATGATCCTAATCCGCGTGAGGATACGCCAAGTCTGGCGCCTTCACTCATTAGATTAGATACGATATTACCATATGGCGTATCCATAATCTTGGCTTTACCAATGAAATTGTCTCCATCTTGATAAAGTTCTTTTATCATGTGTGAAACACGTTCGAGATTGATTGTAGGACCTGGTGGATGTCCTAATTCACCGTAAGCGCGATTTTGTTCGATATAATCACGCTTATAGCGATCAACTTCTCGCATTAGCGTTTCAGTTCTATATGCTCTTTTATTTTTGTTTTCTTTATTTCCTTGCATGAAAATCCCTTGAATGTAGTAACTCTTTTTACCACTTTCATTTGCTTCGGAAATAATTTCGATATCTTCGTTGACTTCGCAGATCAGCTTCATGATTGATCCTTAGTATTGTGATCCACCAGTAATCGCCGAACGTTTATGCATTTTAATTATGCAAGAAGATGGACCAGTGCCAGTTTTTGTAACAACTACATTAGCTTGAGGTTCACCACCCACATTGTCGATTAATCTGCCATCGTTTAAATCCATTTCGTGTTCGCCACCTATAACGAGAACTGTATTAGCTCCTCGTTTGATTGTATAGAATGTTCCATTGCCACAACTAGTTGTAATAGAAACTATGTTCAACGATTGAACTGTTTCTCCAGCAGCATTCGAACCCTTAGTTGTGTCTGAATTGTTTAAAAAAAATGCTCCACCAGAACCAACATTAATAGTGATATATCCACCCTTAGCATTTTTATTTGTAATTACATTTTGTGGCATATGACATCCTTAAAT